TTATTTGATCCATCAATCTGATAAGCACTTGCACCACTATTTGTAACAGTAAAGGTTTGAGAACCTGTTGCACCTGTTTGACCCTTATCTCCTTTCTGTCCTTTTGTTCCTGCATCACCTTTCTGTCCTTTTGATGCTGCAGCACCTCCTTCACCCTTTTGTCCTTTTGATCCACCAGATCCAGTCTCCCCTTTCTGACCTTTAGCACCGGTATCTCCAACATCTCCAGTTCTGGCAAATGTAGAAACTATATTCTCACTATTACTAAATGAGGTTGCTCCAGAAACATAAGACACCGGGACTTTGAAATAACCAGTTGCCTCTGTAATAGATCCACCAATACTGAACATGGCAAAATCACTAGCATCTGTTCTGTTAGATATTCGGACATGACCTTTGATAGTTGAATCAGAGTCATCAATAGTCCTTAAGAAACTTTGTATATCAGATCCATCTGCATCTGCATCATCTATAAATAATATTGTTGCTGATGATAAATCTGCATTGTTGAAAGCCAGTTTCCCGGCTGTAGGATCTGCATCTGTTGTAGCAGTATTGAATTGATAATTAAATGTTTGACCACCAAAACCACCGGTCTGACCTTTCTGACCTTTATCCCCTTGAGATCCGGTAGGACCTGTATTACCCGTATTACCAGTAACACCAACCTCCCCTTTCTGACCTTTATCTCCGGTAGTTCCAACCTCCCCCTTTTGACCTTTTGATCCGGTAGCACCAGTATTTCCAGTAGTTCCTTTCTGACCTTTTTCTCCCTTATCGCCTTGAGCTCCAGTATTACCAGTAGGTCCAGTATTACCAACATTACCTTGAGCTCCTACTTCTCCCTTTTGTCCTTTATCTCCTTGAACACCTTGGGATCCGGTTTGTCCTTTTTGACCTTTATCTCCTTGGCTCCCGGTATTACCTATTTCTCCTTTCTGACCTTTGCTACCAACTTCTCCTTTTTGTCCCTTGTCTCATTGAATACCTTGAGATCCAGTTGGGCCTGTTGATCCAGTATTTCCTATCTCGCCTTTCTGACCTTTATCTCCTTGGATACCTTGGATCCCCTGGACACCTTGAGAACCAGTTACACCAATCTCTCCTTTTTGTCCTTTAGATCCAGTAGATCCAGTAGATCCTTTTTCTCCTTTACTTCCTTGAGATCCTTGAGATCCTACTTCTCCCTTTTGACCTTTGAGCCCGGCTGAGGGTCCTTGCCATACACCACTACTATCAACAATCTTTGTATTGCCCACATAATATTCTGTAGCTTGTAATGGATTATCAGCAGTCCATCTATCAGTAGATTCATTCCAAACAAAAGTAACATTTGATAGATCTCCTCTCTCAACTTCAATACCACCATTCTCAGTTGGGTTGGCACCAGTAAAGTCTGAGTTCACTACTACTACATTATCTGCAACAGAAAGAGTTGCAGTATTAACAATGGTCTGAGATCCGGATACTGTTAGGTCTCCAGATACAACAAGATTATTGAAAGTTACATTGTCTGATGTTCCAACACTTTGACCAATGGCAAAGGTTACATCATTTCCAGAATATGTTGCTGATACACCAGTCCCACCTTTTAGACCTAGGGTTTCACTTGCTAAAGTTATTGATATAGATCCAGATCCATCAGATACAGCTAAAGATCCAGAACCAGAAACTTCTGCATCTACATAAGCCTTTATTGATTGTTGAGTAGCTAGTGCTGATGCTGAGTTTGATGCAAAGTTATCTTCATCTAGGATCTGACTTACTATAGATCCCCCGGCTGTAAAAGTTAGTTCTCTGACTTTTGCTGTTGGACTAGATCCATTGGTTGATATTGACCAATGATTATTTCCGTTGTCATAGATGAGAAGTCCACCCTCATCTGATGCTCCAAGTGTTATGGAGTTTACTGATTTGGAAAGTATAGTATTGGGTCCAGATGCTCCTTGAGTTCCGACTGTAACAATAGATATATTGCTTTCATCTTGGACTGTTATGCTACTTACTATACTCATCTACTTACATTACCTCTGATGCTATATGTTCCCTCTAACAATCTATTTACTATCCCGGATGCATCAGTAAGCTCTAGGTCATAGACACCATCTCCTGGGGTTAGGTTAGCTGTATCACTTGCTGAGATCAGCAAAGTTAGAGTTCCAGCAGCTCCACCATTAGCAATGCCACCATTTGCTGTTGTAAGAGTTACTACTGTTGAGCTTGAGTCTTGGTCTAATCTTAGATCCATCTCTGCTCCGGAGTATCCGGAGAGATTGATAACAGATCCAGAGCTATCTTTGAGAGTAAGGATCTTCTTGAAAGTAGCTCCTTGCTCTATTATAAAATGATGAAAACCAGCACTCATTAACTTTTCCTATAAAATTAATGGTATCTACCATCATCTGCATCTGCTTATTTAATATTAACACCAAGTCAAAAACTTGGATATAAGTGCTTAAGATTTTTTCTTGGTTGACTTCTTAGCTGTTGACTTTTTCTTTGTAGTCTTTTTAGCTGGTGCCTTACCACCAACATAAGCTTCATTCACTTCCGGAGTTTCTGGATCATCTGCTATGTAATGTCCTTTGTCATTTCTTGCTCTTTCCGGATCCTCATCCTCTTTGATCTCTGCTTCCATATCAGCAGAAGAATCAGCACTATCCATCTTGACTTCTATTGCAAACCCATTCTCTATGAATGCATTCATTAGATCTTCTTGCCAGTCCTCTTTGACTTCTACAACTTCATCTAATTCATAAAGTCTTAGTTCACTTCCTAATTTGTTTGATGTCCCGGCTTTTGGAACTATCATTTTGAATTTCTTACTTGCCATATTTATTCCCTAAAAAATGGGTAGAGGACTAGCCCCTACCCAAAATGTTTTAGCTTGTGCTACTTGCACCTGCATTCTCAGAATGTCTCGCAAAACCTTTCACAATCATTGCTGATACTGGAGTCCCGTTTGAATGAGAACCAGTAAAATCTGCAACAACTCTGACATATCTTTTGCCACCAACATAGCCGATACCTACAACTGCTGGTGCCTCAGTATTGTCATCAAATGTAGCCCAGACTCCATTAGAATCTACACTTCCATCTGTAACATCTGATGATGAAGTTACAGCACTATAAGATGAATCATCATCTGAATGCTCTAACTTAACATCAATCTTGACTGATCCAGAGAGAGTATCTCCCTCAGCACCAATGTCAAAGATTGCCATTGCACCCTCAAATCCCTGGAGATCAACTCCAGTTCCATTTGCATCTGCTGTTCTAACTGCTGGAGCTAGAGACTGAACTGCAATTAAATTATTTGCTAAATCCATCATAATTCTACTCCTTAGCTATTAAGCTGATATTTTATGTTTAACTATAGCTTCTGGCTGAATAACTTGACCACCCACTCTTCTTCTAGCAATGTATCTCACATTACCAGTAGTTGCTTGAGTATATTGGTCTCTTAATACAGCAAGAGCCACTCTATCTACAATCAGATATGCTCTGTTGAAATCTCCGAAGATTATTGGGAAAGCCCCAGCTCCGACATCTGGCATATCACTTGCCTCCACATAAGGATAACCAAGAATTGTATTTGGCACTCCACTTTGTAAAGACATACCTGCTTGGAACACATATTGTCCAGCACTATCCTTAAGCTTTCTGATAGCAGCTAAGGTATTTCTATTGAAAATAAATCTACCATTGTTGCCATATTCAGACTTAATAGAATGAACCAAAGTCAACAGACCATCTGATGTTAAGGCTGTTCCGTTACCGGATATGGCCTCTCCAACTGATGAGTTTGTTAGTAATCCCTCTGGCTTACCTACTGCATCTCCAGAAATAAATGCTTGTCCCTCTGCTTTTGCAAATTGTGTAGCAAATTCAGATTGCATTTCCTGTTCAAGATTGAAAACTGTATCTTCAAGATCTTGTTCAGAAATATCAACCAAAGCATAATGCTCATGGGCTGAGAGTTGCTCTAAGCCAACTGTATAACCAGTAGTCTCAGATCTTGTTCCACTTTCACTAACCCATTGGGCTGAGAATGTAGATGCTCTCTTTGGTATTTGAACAGATCTAGCAGATGTAGATCTCACTCTTGCAAGTTGTCTAATTGGGGATATTTCTGTAACAGTCTTTAAAAGTTCTCTTACATACTCCGGGGGAGCTAAGTATCCACCAGTAGAGTCATTGCTTACAGTTAAAGCTTTTTGCTCTTCAGCTCCAAGCTTGTCAAAACCCTTTCTGCAATAAGCATCAAAGAGTTTCAGCTCAGTATCAACTGATTTGCTAGAGTATCCGGAATCTGGTCTTGATAGAACAGTTTCTAACTTCTCTAGTTTTTCAGTAATCTCTGCTTGTTTTTCTGCTGACTTCTCAAGTGCACCTTTCTGATCTTCCATGCCTTGTAAATCTTCTTCAATCTTTACAAGCTTTTCTTCCAGTCCAGCTACACTCTTGCCATCAGCCTTATCATCAAGAATTTGATCATTAACTTTTTTAAATTCTTCAAAAGCCTTGCCAAAGTTCTCAACAACATTTTTAACATCTTCCGACATAATATGTCCTCCTTTGTTACTGATGTTTGTTAATCATCTCCGTTGACCAAGATTGGATCTCAGTCTGGAGCTCCTTAATGGCATCTACCAATTCTGAACTGTTGTCAGCATCTCGCTGAAAGCATTCTTCAAGTGCTTTTGCACATATTTTTGATTCAGATCTGGAGAGATTAAAAGCATCTCGCAATCCTCTCTCCCAATCCCTAATAGAAATATCCTCTCCTTTGACTACTGTAACAGTAGCTTTTGGATTCATTGGAAAAGTTACCAATGATACTTCCATTAAATCAACCTCTTTAATAATCCTCCTTTGTCCCCTATCTTCATAAGAAACAGCTTTTGGATTTGTTTTAAAACCTATAGACAATCCATCCAGAGCACCTATCTTCAACAACTCATAGGCTTCTGCTCCAGCTCTAGTCTTTAATGCAATTCTTCCTTTTACATATAAACCCTTTGCATCCTCACGGATCTCATCATAAACACCAATAGGCATATCTGATTTGTGTTGATATAAAAGTTTTACTTTTGATGGTGGTCTTGATTCTAGTGATTTGGTAAAGGCTCCTTTTTGGATGACATCATTTCCAAGATCTATATTGCCAAAGATAGATCCGTATCCCTCAAAGAATCCATATTCTTTTTGTTCCTCATCATCTTCCATAGCCTTGAGCTGAACTGGAGTCTGTATATCTAAAACAGATTCCTCTTCATGCTCACATTCACAATCAGATTTCTTTTTGGGTTTCTTCCCATGCATTCCGGGTTTTCCCTCATCCGGTTCATTGCCCTCATCATTGGCAACAAGTCTGTTATATTCTTCATGGGTTTTGCATGGCATATAAACCTCAGTTCCATCCTCAGTATGTGAATGGATGCCAACACATCCTAACTCTCTTGCCCTTGCTTGAGCTTCTCCCGGATTATCAAAGACATCATCTCTGATCTCTTCTTTCATTCTTTTTGGTTTCTTCTTTTTCTTAGGATCTTTGTGGTATTTCAGATCCTCTACCAAAGCAGTTATGTCATTATATTTTTCTGTTAGCTTGTCCCGTTTGGAATCTTGATTAACTTCTCTGGTTAAAACACTTTCTTTTTTTGCCATAGTGTTTTTCTCCCATCTTGCAAAATATTAGCCTATCCAATCTAAATGTTACTTGAGGATCTGAGAAAACACAATATCTAGTAAGCTTTATCTTTTGATCAAACAAGATCTGGGACATTCGGATTTTCCCTGTTCAAGATCCCTGTTTTTACCCTGTTAATTTTGAGGTCCAGCCGGGAGTCCCTGCATAGGCCTCTTTTTGCCCTGTTTTTTTCCCTGTTTTAACCCTGGATAATTTTGAGGCTCTATAACGGACAAGCCGCCAAAAACCCTGTTTTAAGCCCTGTTCAGCCCGGCTTAACCCTGGAGAGCCCCGGCAACAAGCCGCAAACTCCCTGGAAATCAACCCTGTTTAGCCCGGCATAAGCCCCAGTTATATTAGGGGCTTACACTATAAATACTACTTATGAAGAGAGAGGGATAAGAGATTTTCAAGAAGATTTATGAACATAAATCATATATACATACATTATTTGTGGAATAATTATTTACCCCTCTCAGATCTAATGGTAAGTCAATCTTTCCTATTTCTCAACTCAGAGGAGCTGAATGAATGTTGTCTAGTATTGTAATGGATCTTGATACCTCTTCTTTTGCAGATCTCTTTTGCAGTAAATTCTTTATCTTTGTATTCCTCTCCTATAATCCGAATGTCCAGAGGTAGAACTACAAATATATCTTCAAGATCTCTTTCTCTGCTATAGACAATTACATCATCAACCCATCTGATAGCTTTCACTTGGATTTGTCTTTCTACTATTGTTTGGACTGGAGAGTTCTTTTCAGATCTATCAAGACTTGGATCTATTTGTATTGCTACAGTCAAATGATCACAAACAGATTTTGCCTCTTCAAACATTGCAACATGACCAGCATGGAGAAGATCAAATGTCCCGGCTGTTATGCCTTTACAGATCTCTTTCATCAACATAACTTACAACACATCTACAGTTGATGACATTTCTGGCACCACCTCTTGGATCTCCTGGGTATGACATCTTGGCACCACCAACATCAAAGTCATCATCCATATCTCTTACTTGACCACTTGCATCAGCATGGAAAGATCTTGTCCTTGCATCAGAAATAGCAATCCATCTTTTTTTCATTTTGATCTCTAACTCATCTGCAACATCAGAATAATATTGATGGTTTGCAAAACTGGCCGCATTATGAGTCTCTGTTCTTGCTATGAGATTTGCTCTTGCTCTAATAGTTGGACCTAAGATTCTGTTTACATTTCTTGCAATCTGATCAAGTGTAAGATCATCAGCTCTACCTTGTTGGATGAGCTGGTCAATTCTTTTAGCAAGTTGGGAGCTGATACCAGACAACACCAGATCTCTATTAGCAAAGTATTGCTCAACCAATTCTTCAAAGTTTATAGATCTACCAAAGATGAAAGCCTCCTCAGCTTTTTGATTACCTTGATGTCTGTTTACATTTGCCTCAATGATAGTTTCAAAGATCTTTCTATATTGTCTTTGTAGTGCTGGAAACAGTTCCTCATTCAGCCGGGATTGTGCAACTCCTCTTTGGAATGTTGAGTATTCTCTATATAGAAACAAAGTTGAGCTGAGCCAAGTTCTAAAGATCTTACTTACTTGCCTAAGCATAGATCTCTCCAGATTATTTCTGAGCCTTAGCTGGATCCTAAACTCTTGAGCATCAGATACTCTATTCCTAAACTCCTGTTTAGTCTTGATCATGTTTACTTGCTACTTAATGGGTGCCCCTTTGGAAAGAGATCTGTATCATGTTTGCCACCTTGGAATCTTCCGTTCTTCAATGCAAAGATATAGCTGTTGACACGGGCTAGTCCCCATTGATCTGGACCCGTAACCCCAGGACGGACTGATGCCCTATTGGAATAATAAGCCCCAACTCCACGAAGAAAGACTGATGATAATGTTCTAGTAGTTGTTTTCTTTGTAGCTGAATCTCCATACTTCTCATTATGATCATCAGCTTTTTTCTTTAGAGCTTTCTTGATTCTTTCACTTATAGTTCTGGCTGGAGCTTTCTCTTCCGGGATCTCATTCTTTAGATCTATATCTTTTAGATCTTCATCAAAACTCAGACCAGATTCTTTTCTACCCTCAAGCTTTTTAGTTAGCTCTAGGATTACAGCTTTCATACCAGAGATGCCCAACTTTGGATTTACAGCTCCCCATTTCATCAATGCAACTACTCCAGCAACATTAGATAGGTTTGGTTCTTTGCCACCAACAAATTGATTGCCATCAACTACAGTATGTCTTGCACTCCACGCCTCTCTCTCTTTGATCCATTTATCAATGCCGGGAGAACTTTCTCCTTTCCTTGCTCTACCCCAAAGGACAAATGCAGTATTACCTCTGATGTTTCCTCCAGCAGACCATATAGCTCTACCTACAGATCCACCCTCTTTGACATTCTTTGCAAACTCATAATCAAACTGTTTGTAGTTTGAGTTTCTTAATGAGATCTTTTCATCATCTCCTCTTTCTGGGAAGTTAGTTTTTTTTAGATCCATATCCTCATTCGGAATTGACTTTAGCTCTTCATAAGCTTTTGCATCTTCATCATTATCATTCTCCTCTGGTGCATCTGGTGCCTCAGCTCCAAGAGGGAATAGAGTTGCAGAGATATATAGATCATCAGCACCCTCTAATGGAGTTAGACCTAGTCTCTCTCTGGCTTCATTTCTTGTCATAATTCCTTGAGTTACTGCATTGGTTACATTGGCATAAATCAATCTCCTCCTTTCTGAAAGAGCCGGGATGTCATCAGTATTGAACTCTATCCTTAGATTCTCATCATACATTGGCATCAACCACTCATTGAGATCTGATTCTAGTTTCTTACATAAAGGAATGATTGTTTCTTCATATAGTCCAAGTCTGGCCTCCTGGACATTGCTATAGGTTTGAGCATCTGGCACTCCAACAAGCTGAGATGGAACACCAAAGACTGATGCTATATCTGTTGCACTCATGTTCTTCATAGATATGAAATCCATATCTTTTGGGGACAATGACATTTCTTGGAATGAGAAGTCTCCCTCAAGCAACATTGGTCTCCCGGCATTCTGAGGACCTTGGAATCTATTCATCAGATCATTCTGTAATTGTTGTCTTTGAGAATCTGTTAGGTTGGTTGAAATACCACTTTCATCTGTTGGCTTAAATATGATAGCTCCACTTGGTCTCAGCCCATTATCCAACAGATTGATATTGTGCCTACCAGCCATATTGTGTTGATCAATTTCTGTTGCTGCAGCCGACAACGGGCTGAGTCCGTAATAATCATCCAGAGGATTCCAGAGTTTGATGTGTTTGACATCAGCCTTACCGGTTTCTGGATCTACCGGATATTCTCCTAAAAGCTTACCACCAATCTTATAAACATATTTTTCTGGTATAGGTTTACCAGATCCTTTGATGTCTATTCTATCTGGTCTCAATAGATGCAGTTCTCTTGGTGGTCTGTTCTCAGCTCCCACTCCAAGAATATATGCATTACCAGAAAGCATTAAGAACCCAACCAAGCTACTGATGAACTCAGATCTACTTTGTAATGGGTTTGGTCTTTGTAGAACTTCAATGACTGGATGACTTTCTATGATCTCATCATTTGAGTTCTTGATTTGGAAATCTATAGAAGAGATCCCTTTTGAGATCTCATTCACACATCTATAAACTATTGGATTATTTTTGTAGCCCTCTTTGGCTAGATCTTGATATTTGTAGGTCTTACTATCATTACCAACTTTGGTATATCCAACCATGCTCCCTACTTGCTTGGTCTCATCTTCTTGTTGCCCGGTTCCAAAGAGTCTCTGAAAAAAGGATCTATTATCTGTTGCCATAATTTAACTCACTCTAAAAACTGCTCTTCCGGAAGTCCTACTGATCTCAGAAAGCCCCCATACTAAAGCATCTAATCTATCTGGGGATTCAGTAGTTTCTCCAGTATAAGAGCACATCTGGGATTCCAGTTCCGGGAAAGTTCCAATGTGGTGGACTTTCTCTTGCTCATAAAGTGCACTCACGGGCTCAGCCCTCAGTAACTTCCCACGGGTGGCTCTTACAGATCTATAAGGAATGTTCCTATCTATAGTTCTAAGAAGTCTTTCAACTAGATCCCCACCATTGTTGACCTCTGCAACAATTCTATCAGCATCCCAATCATAGAATGCCCTAACTGAAATTCTACCCCATTTATCTGCTGGATGCACTCCAGATAGATCTTCCAATACATAATACTGATTATTAAAGTCTCTACCCACTACAATGATCCCGGTCTCATCAGAGTTTTTATTTGATGTTACAGCCGGATCTATAGCCACCACTATGCTCTGTAAAGGTATATCTACATCATCTCTAAGCCTACCCCTTTCAATCATTTCTGGATTCCATAGAGCTCCATCTGTTGTCTCTATGACTTCTGCATATAGTTCTTGTCTCCCTAGTGTTGTCCCCTCATATCTTTCTTTGAGCATTGCCAAGGAACTCTCAGCCAAGTTCTCCTGGTTCTCAAATGTAGATCCAGTTGTAACTATTACATCTTCCCGGCTCATCAGATCTTTTATGATCTTGGTTGGTCTTGGGGTTGTAGTGATTACACATTTAGGATCTTGTCCAAGTCTTAGACCAAACATGAGTTGGTCAAAAGCTTCCGGGTATCTCCAACTGGCTAACTCATCAAGCCATGCATAATGAAACTGAGGACCCCTAAGCCTATCTGGTTCTTGGGCCGCAAACCCAGAGATCTTAGATCCGTTGTAAAGTCTGATCTCATTTTGAGTCAAACTATATCCAGCTTGTTTGCCATCTTCTAACAATAATTCTTTTGGGATGATTGACATAAGACCAGAGGATCCATTAAAGGCAACTCTTCTCAGATCCGAATGTGTAGGACAAACAACAGCACAATTAACACCTGGATTCTTGAGGGCATAGAGAACACAATCTTGAGCTCCACATCTGGTCTTTCCCCAACCTCTCCCGGCTAACACTAGCCAGATGAAATGATCATCTAAAGGTCTGAGCTGTTTTGTCCGTGCTTTCTTACCCCAATCAATGTATAGAGCTGTTGTCATCAAGTTGCCTTTCTCGGACAACTTGCTCAATGAGTTCCATAGCTTCTTGGAATATTTCTTTTTCATCAGTTGTTGCATGAATATCTATCCTATCTGTAGTTTCTCCTAGAGCTAGTTTTCCAAACTTCTGGATCTTCATTGATGCAGATGCCAGTTGATCAAGATGCTGAGGAGAGAACTCTTCAAAACTACTCTCTGCTTTTTCAGATATAGTCTTGCCTACTCTTCTCAATAACATCTCTGCTATCTCTAATGACTTGGAGTCAAACTTTTTACTGGCTTTGACAAACTCTTTGATCCGGATCTGGTCTAATTCTTTCTCATATTCATTTTGGAAGATCTCCTTTTTCTCATGCCAGTTTTCTCTCTGAGCTAATTTATACAGAGTATTTTCAGAAACTTGATGATCATTTGCTAGATCCCGGATACTTGGTAGATCCCTAAACCCCTTACTATCAACCACTCCTTGGATAAATAAGATCCTCAGCTTTTCTTTTAGATCAGCAGTCATCTTTTTATATTTACCCTTTTTGTTGGTAACTTTTTGTAATGGTTTGGTATTACCTGTTGACATCTTGTTAGGATACATCAACAAAGAAAAAAATTAAATTAGTTCTTGATAGTGAGTCCATATTGTATTACCTTAGATCTTGGAATGAATTTAAGGAGATTAGAAAATGAATCAGATGATTACATTCACTAGAGCTCAATATATCTATAGAGCTTTCATGTATGACACATTTCAGATGGCTGGAGATAGTGTTGAATATCCAGATAAAAATAAAAGCTACAATGAAAAAGGGAGTTGGATCTTAAAGAACTGTTGGGATAATCCGTTAGCTATGGTTATGCCTAATGGTAAAGTTAAGATCCTATGAGTTTCCAAGCTGTTGCTTGGGCTAAAAAGAAGTCATGCAATACCCCTTTGACCAAACTGGTCTTGGTTTGGCTATGTGAATATGCAGATGAGAGGAATAGTTGTTATCCAAGTGAGAAACATCTAGCTGATCTTTGTGGGGTTACAGATAGATCTATAAGAAGATCTCTTACATGGTTAAGAGACAATGGACTAATATCTGTTGAACATAGAAAAGGGACAAGTAATAGGTATTTTGTCAGTATGGACATAGATGACCAGCCCCCTCTGGAAGTCAAAGACCAACCCCTCCGGACACCCACATCCTCCAATAATAAAGATAATAATAAAGATTTAAATATTATGGATGCAGATCTATCAGCTTTCATGGAATGTTGGAAAGTATATCCAAGGAAGTTGGGCAAGAAGAAAGCCTTGATGTCTTTCACTAGGGCTGTAAAGAATGGACACAAAGAGCATGAGATCTTAGAGGGTTTGATGATCCAGATCCGAATGTGGAAACAAGAAGAAAGACAACAACAATATATTCCTCATTTCTCTACTTGGTTAAATGGAGAATCTTGGAATGATTGTGAAGAACTTAAAAAGACTTTGAAAGAAGTAGATAAAAAGAGAACCAATATAAATTGGTTAGCTGGATAAAATGAAAAATAAATATCAAATGAAAGGAGTAAAATTATGTTTGATTTGCAAAAGATCCTCAATGAAGAGGGCATCAATATCCCATCAACATCTGATGGGGGTTACAAAGTAAAATGCAGAGAATGTCAGCCACCTCATAATGAAAGAGATAGACCTTTATCTGTAACAATAGACCATGAGGGCATCCGTTGGCTTTGCCATCATTGTGATAGAAGAGGGGGTAGGAGAAAAGACTTTGGATCTTTCCTAAGAACTAAACCCAAGCCCACCTATAACAAACCTCAGATCTCAGAGAAAAGTCCTACTGATAAGATGTATGAATTTTTTAAGAGCAGAGGGATCAGCAGATCTACTGTTGATGGACTAAAAATTAAGTCTGATAAGAATATGATTGCATTCAATTATTTTGATTCAGATGGATCTGTTGCAAATGTGAAATTCAGAGGAAACAAGAAAACATTTGTCCAGACTCCTGGCACCAAACAGATCCTCTACAATTATGACAATATTTATAAGTCAGAGGAAGTAATATTTGTTGAGGGAGAAATGGATGTTTGTGCTCTGTATGAATGTGGTTTTACCAATGTTACATCTCTCCCGGGTGGAGCTCCTAAAGAATTTAAAGGGGATGATAAAGATAAGAGATTCTTTCCATTAGAAAATAGTCCATTGCCAGATACAACTAAGATCATATTGTTTACAGACAATGATGAGCCGGGTAAGGCTTTGCATAAAGAATTGTTGCATAGATTTGGAAGAGATCTCTGTTGGTTTGTAAAAGTCCCAGAGGGAGTTAAAGATGCAAATGATGTGTTGCAGAAACATGGAAAGCAGACTTTGATAGATCTAATAAAAGATGCAGAACCATATCCAGTAGAGGGGCTCTTTACAGTCAATGATTATACAAATGATGTCTTAGATCTTTATGATGGCAACTATGAGAAACCTCTCTCATGTGGAATTGATTGTATAGATAATATTTATCAGATCATGCCGGGAACATTTCAAGTTGTTACTGGAGTTCCAAACCATGGTAAAAGTTTACTGCTTGATCAGATCTTATTGAATATGGCAAGAGACCATGGCTGGAAGTTTTGTTTGTTTAGCCCAGAGCATTCTGTAAGTATGCACATAAGAAGATTAGTCCAGATGCATCTGCATCAATCTTTTGATCCCGGCTTTACTAATAGGATGTCCAAAGAGGAGCTGATAAAGGGTATGGATTTTATCAATAAACATTTCTACTTTATAGAAACTAAAGATCATGTTCCAGATATAGATCTATTGTTAAAGATTGGAAAACAAGCAATATATAAGTTCGGCTGCAAGGCAATGATTTTAGATCCTTTCAATGAGATCTCATCTGTAAGATCTCAAAATCAAAGAGAAGATGAATGGATCCGGGACTTTATATCTAAATGCAAAAGGTTTGCCAGAACTCATAATATTGTTTTTTATGTAGTAGCCCACCCAACCAAAATGCCTAGGGAAACAAATGGCAAATATCAGATCCCAGATTCATATTCAATTTCTGGATCTGCTCATTGGTCAAACCTTTCTGATGTAATCATAACTGTTTATAGAGACTTTGAAGATAATACAACTCAGCTCATAACCAGAAAGATTAGAGAGCAAGATCTGTATGGAAAGATAGGATCTGCATATCTTAAATATGACATTACAAAAAGATCTTTTGTTGAATCAATAGTTCAGCCTACTGATAATGCAGATGCAGATGTTCCATCTGGAACAAATTATATTGAGCTTTATGATTGATCTAAATAGAAGTCATTGGCTTGGACTTGCATCTCTGTTGCATCCATTATCGCCACCATATTTTTTTTGGTTGGGATCCTATTCTCCAGGACATACTTTGATATTGTTCCTTGGGGAATATAGGTATCAGTCTTTTGTAAAACCAGTTTTAAGAACTCTCTCTGGCTTAGGTTTTCTTGGTCTAGGTATTCTGCTAGTTTCATATTTAATCCTTTTTAGGTTTCCAATATGGATTATATAAGTGTAGAATAAAGACTTCAAATGAAATAACTCAAAAAGGAGTAAAAATGAAAAAGATAAAAATGAAAAAAATAGATGGTCTGGATACATCTTATGAATATCAAGATCCAGAAAGCGGCCTAAAATTTACCCTCAAATATAACCAGCTCTGGTGGGAACTAAGAATCCAAGCAGACTCAAGATATTGGTATGTCAAATCTGATACACAATCCAAGCTCAGAGATGTCATGCACAAAATATGTTTCTTCAATGATTGGCATCCAGCCATCTTAGAAACCAATCATACTTATACGGAGATAGTAAAATGAAAAAGCCAAAACATTCTAAAGAGTTCCTTGATGTTGTATTCAAGGCATGGAATATCAAACACTTATCTCCATCATCAATCAATACCTTTATTTCAGATCCAGCTTTATGGACTGTAAGGTATCTCTTAGATCATAGGACTGAATCTAGTCCAGCAATGTTTAGAGGGACAACAGTAGATAATTCAGTAGGTCTATATTTTGGAGTTAGCCCAACCGGAAAATCAAGGGTTACTCCAAGATCTGTAACTCAGATCCAAAATGATGCACTACTAAGTTTTGATCACTACAGAGGAAACCTAGAAAAAGAAAAGAAATGGTCAGACTCTACACACTATGACAAATGGAAAAAAGAAAAAGATCTAATTTGCAGATATGTAAAAACTGCAATAGATTTTTATGCAGACATGGATAGCATACCAACTAGCTATCAAGAAGAAGTTTTTTATGAGAGCAAGTATCTACCTATTCCAATATATGGAAAAGCAGATCTTACTTATGAAAAAGATGGGGTTGTCAGAGACATTAAAACAGTCTCACGGAGAACCTCAGAAAACTCCTTTGCAATCAATAGGCAACTTGCCCTTTATGGAACAGTATTGGGTTTGAATCCTATTGCAGACTACATCCTCTGTAACAAGAGCTCTGCTGATGTTACAAGTGTTGAATGCAAGAATGTAAAGGAAAGCTTAGATGAGCTGGAGAGAGGTGCTATGGCAATAGCAAACTATCTCTCTATATCAACTGATATAAATGATTTGTTGGGTTTACATTTCCCAAATTATGATGATTTTAAATGGTCAGAATTGAGAGATGATAAATCCATCAGATCCCTATGGAGAAAAATAAAATGAATATTATGTATGAAAAATGCAAAGATGATCTCACACGGACTGAGATCTGGAAAACATTGTCTGTTGTTGAATGCACTCAAACAGACAAGAAAGGTAATTTTACTTATATGAGTTGGGGGGTTGCTTGGCTTGAGCTAATGAAGTATTTCCCCTTTGCTGAATATGAGTTTTTACAGACTCAATATTATGACAATGGAACTGCTGAGGTTCATTGTAAAGTTACTATTGGGAAACATGAAATACTGATGCACTTGCCAGTCATGGATTTCAATAATGCCAGTATTAAGAATCCTACCTCAAGGCAAATCAATGATGCCAAGATGAGATGCTTGGTCAAATGTATAGCA